CCAATCAGTGCTCCGATTGCGAGTAGCCCTATCAATTCGGATAGGTACGTTTGCCGTTTACCTGTCGGCTGCAGTAGTTTGATTATAAGCTTTAGTTTGGGCATAGACAAATCAGCATTAATTATTCTTATTTGCTGCATGGTTATTGATTACTGTACTGTTAACGATGACAACAAAGGAGCAGTAGGAATGATCCCTAAAGGTACTGAAGACGAAACAGCAAGCAGACTGATAAGGGAGGTATGTAGCAAAGTCTATTCAGGTCTTTCATCTAGCTTCTTATCCTCAGCCCAACATGAGCCTAATCCTATGCAAATATTCACCCCCACCCAGCTACACCAGAACCCGGCCAAAGTGTTCCGCGCTGCCGATAAGGATGGCTCTGTGCTGATCAAGCATGATCGGTATCCGGATGTTGAGTTCGTGCTTACTGCTAAGGAGAAGTCCAAATGAAACGCTTGTTAGCCAAAGCTATAGAATGGTTGGGTTTTTCGCCCATTAGCAGAAATGCGCCGCAGCAAAGCCGATCGTATCTGCGCAGCGAGACTATACAAGCGTACGAGCTACAAGAAGAGAAGAGAAAGGCGAATATAGAGGCCCTTCTAGGGCTACAGCGGGAAGCGTATAGATCAAGATGGCACAGAGAGTCAATCAAGGCTAATCCTACGCTGCGGGTGGTGAAATGAGCAAGGTAACGTCAATACTCGACCACCCCGATCATCCATCTAACAAGGTCCGGCCTGGTGTCGTATCTCGGATGAAGGATAAGCAAGCACAGCGCAATAAGGAGATGCGTGACTTTCTTGATAGCGCCTACACTGCCAGCGTTCCTAGGTACGTTAAGGCAGATGCTGATGAGTTTCCTGATCATCTTTGGGAGGAATAGGAATGAACGTCAAACAAACTCTAGTGGTTAGCTTTAGCGGCGGTAAAACAAGCGCATACATGTGCCAATGGCTGATAATCGAATACGGCCACCTGTATAACTTCGTTTTCATATTCGCTAACACGGGCCAAGAATGTGAAGAGACTCTAATCTTTGTTGATCAGTGCGACAAGGCGTTTGGGTTGAATGTCGTATGGGTTGAGGCTGTTGTTAATCCGCAGCATGGCAAAGGCATCACCCATAAAATTGTCAGCTTTGAGACCGCCAGCAGAAACGGAGAGCCGTTTGAGGCGCACATAGCCAAGAGCGGCATCCCAAATGCCAACAAACCGCAATGCAGCGACAGGCTGAAAAAGCTGGTTATTGAGCATTACAAGAAAACACACGGGCTTAATGGCAAGCTTCACGCCATCGGAATGAGAGAGGATGAGCCAAACCGCGTCTTAAGCGCACCAAAGAGAAAGTCCTTAAGAAAGGATTTAGCTCTCTCGGCAGAGCAGATCGAAGAGATAGCTTGCGCTGTAGATGATCAGAAGAAACATCTTCTTAGGTCACTTAGCCCTAGCATTACTGAACTCGAAATCTCGAAGTACCAGAGCGGTTACAACTTATGGTATCCGATGTACATGTCTGGCACTGACAAGCAAGATGTGAACGATTTTTGGGAAGGCCAATCTTTTACGCTGGAGATTGAAGAGCATCAAGGTAACTGTAAAACGTGTTGGAAGAAATCAGATAAAAAACTCTGGTTGCTGGCAATAGAAGAGCCAGAGAAGTTCGACTTCATGAGACGTATGGAGAATGAATACCAGCACGTTAAGCCAAACGATAATGGCGATGCCAGGGTGTTCTTTCGAGGCAACAGGTCAGTTAGTCAGCTAATCAGGGAGTCCGAAGAATTTGACGCCAGAACACTAAGAAATCTTATCGGGTATTCTCCAGACGAGGATAGCGGATGCTCGGAAAGCTGCGAGGCATACGGAGCGCTTTAGATGCTGTTATGGAGGGGCGCTTTATGATTGCGCCCTTAGCCCTATATTCCTACTGAGCCCGCGCTAGTGACCCCCTGTAAGCGCTGTAGGCTATCTCCTGCTGCTTTTGCACGTTGTCTAGCTGCTTACCCATGGCGTCTATGCGCTTGAAGTCGATGTTCGCACCGGCTTCCTGTGCATCCACCTGGGTGTCCATCCGCTTTGTCTCTGCATTGAAGCCGTCGATCTGGCGCTTGGCCTGCTCGTTGGCTGAGTTAGACTGAGCGACTAGGAGCTTGGTCTGAGCCTCCATCTGCTGCGCTTGTCCTTTCTTATCCTCAGCCATGGCCAATACCATGTTGGCGTCCGGCTGCTGTGTCTGTTGTGCCTCAGCAAGCATCTGCTTCTCTTCGTCAGTCTCAGGCTCCTTGAAGCCGGTCAGCACTAGCTGCTTGCGTGCGTACTCTCGGATATCATCTGTATTGACTCCATCGGTCAGCTCCAGGATCTTCAGGATCAGCGCCTTGTGCAGCGTCGGATCGGTTAACGCCACTGATTCAGCCATAGCGGCCAACCGGTCAATCGTCTGCTCCTTCTGGCTGTCGTAGGATGGGCCGATATCAGAGTAAACATCGAACTCCATGTTAGTCAGATCATTCAGGACTTTGACTTCACCGGTCTCTGCGTCGATCACATGCGTCATCGTCTCGACTTGCATCGTCGTGCCGTCTGGCTTGGCTACGGTCATCTTGCGAGGTGAATCCATGATCTCAACAGCCATTGAGGCGTAAACCTCACCATCACGGCGCTTGGCGAACTTCAGGTTGTGCTGGAAGATGTACGATTGCTTGTCCATCCGGTTCTGAAGCGCGATCACTGCCTTACCGGACAGATCAGGGTCGGCAATGTCTTGAGGTATGCCAGGGTTAGCAACGTCCTCAACAGCCTGCCTGGTTAGCTCTATGCTGGCGGCCAGTGCTTGGGGAATAGGTTGATCAGGCATTGCTGCAACCGGGCCAATAGGCAAGTCATTGCCGTTAGCATCTTTACGGTTTTGCAGCAGATACGGGTAATCGTTATCAACACCAGCAATATCGTACATATCTTCAAAGCCCTGGATCTGCTCAGCAAAGAAGATCGGCTTGGGCCGTGGTGATCTGGAGACGATATCAGCCAGGTAGGACATCTGGAAGTTACGCAGCCGTTGAGGGTCTTTGGCCAGGCGAGTGATGCCGGTGTAATATTCCTCGCCCTCTACAATATACCGCTCGCCGTACATTGGAATGATGGGGATATACTCGCCGGCTATCACTTCCTCTTTTAGGATCTCCTGCCCAGACATAATGTATCGAGTTACCTGGAATCGCTCCAGGTCTTTCTCGGCAACGATCTCGTATCCAGCGTCGATCATGTCGTCCATCACATCATCCAGCTGTGACTGCAGCAGGATCGTCTCGGTGCCCATTGGATCAACGAAGGTCAGCGCGGTGTCCTTGATCTTCTCGACATGATAGAACCGGCCAACGTAGAACTTTGCCCCCTCGCCGCTGCCTGACCATGGGAACGTGTAAGAATGCTCCGGTGATCTGAAGTCAACCGGGGAAGCGTCATCCTCACCGGTCAGCTCTTTTACCAAATCCTTGTACCCATCCTCTGAAAACGGCTCGATAACACAGCAATACTTGGCATCTGATTTGTCTTGGCGCTTGGCGTTAGGATCCCAGAACACGCAATTGACAGCCTCGGGGATGAACTTTCTGCGGATTACCTGGTTAAGGTCGCCCATTCGACTTGAGGAATATTCTGTGAACAGCTCCCAGGCACCGAAACCACCATCAACAGCGTCTGCGCTGGCGTAGGTGTAGGCCTCCTGCGAAGTGTTTAGTCGGTCATCGGCCCGATACATGCCATCAAGTAGATCGGCGCCGTCGTCCCTGTTTTCGTCCTTGGGCTCAAAATCAACCTGAACAGGATTGGCGGCCAGGTCGCCCATGATCTGACGGTGCGCTTTCTTCAGGATGTTGAACTCGCCACGAAATGCCAGGTTGGTATCCTCCAGCAGGTTATCGTCCCACTGGGTTACCCGAGCAAAAACCAAATCATCAGAGGCCTGCTGCCGGCCCGTCTGCCCGGACTGATACCCCTTGTCTACCATCTTCTTTATTTGGTCTAGATCCAGCGACATTATCGGAGCCTCATTGGTCTGTTTGGTTGGGGCATCTTAACTTTCTTGACCTGCCCTACGCTGCCTATCTGTACAGCATAGCGGCGCATCATATACGCGTATCTTATCGCATCCAGCAGGTCATCACGAACTTTGACAATTTTGCCCTTCTCGTCTCGGTGGTACTGGCGGATCTCGTCCATCACTTCGATAAGCCCGGTGAACACCTTGAACTTACCTTTACGCATCATGTCGCCGATCTCGTAGATCCCATTCTCTACCGAGTTGCCGCCCGTCTGCCAGGTCGCCATCTCTGGCAGCATCTTGAATCCTGCCAACTCGTAATGGTCCTTTTGTTGCTTGGAGTCGTCCCGGCCCTTCTCGTGCTGAAGACCATCGTGAGGCCACGCCGTAGGGATATGCTCTGCCCACTGCTTAACAGCCCCCCATGCGTCGTTAGCTGATACCTTGGACGCTTTGTAGCCGTGGGTAATGTAGATATCGCCGGTGTCTCTGTTCTCCACCAGCTTAATGTGTGACTGAGGGTGATCCCAGCCGAAGTCCATCCCGTCGATTACGAACCAATGATCTGGAATATCGAACGGCTCGCAGGTAATGAAATCATCCGACAGGTCATAGATACGACCATGCCCAAGCATCGGAGTTCCTTTGGTTCGCATGTCTCTCTGGTGCGGCGGGAACTGCTGCAGCATCCGCTCTGCTTTCTCTGGCGTGATATGCGGCGCATCATCCCAACCCTTCTGCATGAAGAACTGAGCGCTTGATGGGGTGTCCATGAATTGGATAACCAGATCGGTTCTCCCATTCTCCGGCGTAAACGTGTAAATACCTCGACCGCCTCTCCCTTTGTCGCCGTTAACAGTTCGAGTCAACACCTGGGGTCTAATGGTCTGATCTTTTGGCTCTTCGTCAATATGGAACCAGTCAACAACGTCACCCATGATAGCGTGCTGGCCCTGTGAGTATGACCAGAACTGAATGCTTGATATCCCACGCTCATGCTCTACCCGGACAGTCCGCATTGCGTTAGGGGTGCCGGCGGCACTCTCCCAGCTAACTATCTTGTCTTTTGGCACCAGGCCGCCCTGGAACTCACCACCTGCGAACGCTCCGAATATTGCGGTCTGCAGCAGATCTCTTGTTTTCTCAATGGAGAATCCGAGCGCCCAGCAGTGAGGAGGGAAGTCGAACCGATGGCCATCCCAGTCATCAGGGTAGTCACCCA